TGCTATACTACCAGTAACGCTTGATAAGTCAACAGATCCTAGAACAAATGCATTATTAGTTGTAACAGTAATTATTCCTGCAAATGCTGTAAGGTCAATAGTGCCTAAAAAAATCTGACCATTTGTACTAATTGAAGTTGTACCAGTACCTGTTGACAAAAATACTAAGTCATGTGCAAGAGGGACTGATGCACCTGTTGCGCCTCCAATTGTTGCAGTCCATGATGCTGTTGAATTCCAGTTAAGAGTCCCTGTAGTTGCAACATATCTATTAACTGCAAGCGGGAATGTAATATTTGTGTTGCCACCTGCATTACCTGCAGAAAGACTAAATAAATTCCACGGGACTACACCGCCTGCTGCAGTAATGTCTTGAAAATCAACGCCTGTATTGATCGTTCTTGTTGCAGCAGTAATCGTTCTAGCCGTGCCAAATACATTTGATGCTACTAAATGTCTATTTGTGATTGAGTTAGGTGCAATAGTAAGCTGTGAACCTGTAACATTGACATCAGTGCCAAGACTTAAATATGAATTGACAACAGCTGCACCTGTTGAAGATAAGCTAGCAACTGTAAGTGCTGTTGTATTTGATGAATTTATAATTGACTGTGCTGATGCCGTTGCTGGGAATACAACAGAGTTAAGTGTATAGCCACCATGGTCAAGTACTGCTTGACCTACATAACCAGATCTAGTTGAAGAACCTGAAATTGTAATTACAGAAGTATTTGGCGTAATTGTATCTCCGCCGGTAAGAAACATTCGATAGCGAACACCAACTGCAAGAGCACCTGTAAAAACCATATTGCCTGAAGTATGCTCAAAAAACAGTATGTTTGAAATTGCGCCTGAAAATGTTGTTGTACTGCCTGCATCACGCCAAATGTTTAAAGTAGAATCCACATCTGTTGCTGTTGGACCAGTAATAGTGCTTGATGCAGTAAAAGTACCAGAACCGCGTAGAGTAACATAATAAAACCCAGCTGTATCAGTAATTGCAGCAAGACTAATCGATGTTACAGAAGATGTTCCTCCAGCAGAGATATAAACACAGCTTGAAGGCAGAAATGAACTCGTAGTTGAAATTGTAATTGCGCCTGATTGAGTAACAGCGCCTGTTGAATTAGCAATATAGTACATGCTTGTTTCAATTGCAGGGCATGTAAATGATGCGCAACTAGTCACCCACATATAGCCTCTGCTTGCAGCAGCTGCTCCCATCGTAGGAGAATTACTAAATGTAATTGCAGCTGCAGGTGCAGTAATATAAAACCCTCTACTTATATCTGCATAGTCACTTGTGACAGTTCTTAGAGTAATAGCTGTTGTTGTATTGTCAGTATTGATATAAAGCGGGTCATTAGTAAATGGGTTAAAGTCGCCAAAAGTACCTTGATTAAGTGTTAACGTTGAACCTGCTCCAAATGTTAAAGAACCACCTATTTTGTCAATTCTAAGTTTCTGCATCAAATGAGTTGCAGTTGTGCTAGAGAAATTAATATTACCTGAACAACCCATTCGAACAGGTAGTCTATTTGTAGCAGCACTTCCTGTTGTTAATGCGCCTGAAAGTGTAAAACTTCCATTATAGCTACCAGCATCACCAAAATTTACCCAATTCCCTGACCCATATGCAGTGCCTGAAACAGCAAAGCCTGCTAAAGAGACAGATGTACAGTTATAAATTTCGATTACATTTGCACTTGCAGTATTGTTTGTAATTGTGACATTCCCAGTTACAGTAACTGATGAATGACCATTTAGCGATAGATCAGCAGTCGAAATTGTTGATGTAACAGTAAATGAACCTGATGAAGTTGTTCTAAGATATGTAATGTTCGCACTTGCACCTGCTGCAAATGACGTTGCTTGAAAATTACCTGGATTAGACAAGCTAAAGGTCCCACTTGGCCATGTGGCATTTCCTAGTACAACAGCGCCTACAGTTGTTGTGCCTACAGAAGGTTGTGCATTAAGACTTACTGCAGTAATTGCACCTGTTGTTACTGATCTTGATGGGACAATTTTTATGTCTCCTCCTACTGTTGCAGTTGAATTTGCAGTCAGTGCTGCATAAGTTGCAGTAGGCGAACCAGAAAACGGTGCTTGAGTCTCAATCCAAATATGAGAATAAGGTGAAGGACTTACAGTTGATGTTGTTATCGCACCTGTGACATTAACAGTACCTTTAGAAACTTCATGGTATGTTATAGAACCTGAGCCTGTTTGTGTTAGAGTGATAGCGCCGCAAGTAAACCCAACATCAATAACATCAATGTACAAATTATTAGTAGAAGTTGAACCTGTATAAGACGTTAATGTAACACTAGGAAGAGTAGTAATTGTCCCTGTAGTCTGAAATAGCGCTTGACCGTTACATGTAACTACACCCATTGTCAGACTTGCATTCGAATTAAGCACTACATTTAGATAATTGGCTGCAGTTACAGTACGTAATGTTGTTCCTGCTGCTGCATATGTGTAAATGTAAATAAGACTAAAATTAAGTGTCTGTGTTGCGCCTACAGTAACATTGACAGTATACCCATAAGTGCCTAAGTATAGACCATACGCAGTCCCGTTAATTGTTGATGTACCAAGTTGAACACTTAAGTCATTATTAGAATCACCATAGGCATAAATATCACCGTACATAGTGATTGTTGTTGCTTGTGCTTGAAATATGCCTCTATATAAATAGAACGCTGGTAGTGATGTGTTTACTGTACCGCAGCTAAGTGTGCCACTATACAAATAAATAGAGCCAACGCCATTAACTCCACTTGAATGTCTAAAATTACCATTTGTTGTTATTGTGTACGTGCTTGTTAAGCCTCCTGAAAAATAAAGAGACACAATATAAGGAACCAATGTACCGCCATTTAAGTTAATATTGACTGTAACAGAACCTGATGCAGGTTCAATATAAATCGCATTTAGATATATGTCAGCATTTGAACCTCCTGTGATAATTGTGCAAGCATTGCCTGTAGTTGCATTAGTGCGAAAAGACATCGAACCATTAATTGTTCCGCTCCATGTTGCATCAATTGTCAATGATTTAACATCTCTAAGAGAGTAGTCGGTTAATGTCCCTGTGCTTCCTGTAAAAAATACATCATCAGCACTTGTAGGTACAGACACGCCTGTTGCACCTCCTGCAGTAGCAGACCAATTAGATGTAGTATCATAAGAACCACTAAACCCACCAACCCAGTATCTTGATGCCATGCTTACGACCTCTTAATTCTTAGTGTAAGAGTCACGTTTGTTACAGAAGATGCTGACGTTACAGAAAATCTAAGAATGTCATTTGCTGCAATTGATGTTGTCCATCCTGTAAGCGTTGAGTCAGTCGATTTTTGAGCAGCCGATAAAGTAGGTGGCGCAGAGGCTACTATTGATGTCAGTGAACCCGGAAACCCCGAGTAGGAAGATTTTGATATGCCGCAGACAATTGAACCTGACTGATCAGCAACCAGTGAAGACTCAATGATTGTGCCTGCAAACGGGATTTGAATATCACCTGCATACCCTGCCAGAATAGGTGAACCTGCACCTGAAAATACAAACGTAACGCTTGTATATTGGTCAGACCAAACAGGTGGCGCATCACCCGCAGAAATCAGTGCTTGACCAGTTGTGCCATAATTTGCCGCACCATTAATTGCAATACCTCCGTTGACAGTAACTCTAATTCGTTCAGTGTCTGCTGTGCCTATTGCAACATAACTTGCAGCACCTTCTGTACCCGTAATAAAAGCATTTTGCGAGCTAGTAATTAAGCCCCATTGAATCTGACGAGTCGTAGCAAGATTCATGTTTCCTGCTGCAATATACAGAGAAGAACCTGAGCCACTATTTGAAAGCGTAAGTGCCGGAGATGAGCTATTGACCGTAATACTAAACGGGTCAGTTGGGTCAAGACCTCCTGATGCAATTAAAACTACATTATTTGAACCATCAAGCGTGTATAGTTTTCTATCTGCAACGTTAACTGCAAGTTCGCCTATAAGCAATTGACCTGCAGAAGGTGCAACAGTAGGTACAACACTATATTTTGTAATAATTGCTGGCATTTAAACCTCCAACGGCACATCAGGCCGTGTAAAACGCAATGCAATATTTTCAGTTTGTCTAGCTGGCAGTCTGTAAGGGTCAAGATTATCAAGATCTTTTGCGCATACTTTCAACCCAGGGCTATTCGGGTCTGCATAAAGATCATCAAGCGACATCTTGACACTGCATCGATCACATAGACCAATGCCATAAGTTGTTTTTCCCGTAGGATCGTACCAGATACTCATCTTGTGTAAATTGCAATATTAGGTGTAAAGTAAATCGGAGAATTGTCACGTTCTTCCATCTCCGCCTCATTAAGCGCTCTCATTGCTTTTTGATCTAGCACCATTGCCATACTTGGATCAACTTGTGGTAGATCTTCAGCAAGTCTTGCAGCAAGTTGATAGACAATCGCTTCATACCACCGCTGCGGTACTTCAATTTCTTGAGTAAGTGACCCGACATCCATGATATAGCGTTTAATGTATGTCACAACTTGCCCAAGTGCATTTGCTGGGTCAGGAACAGGCCAAATGTACATAACAGGCTCATTTAGCGTCCTATCTAACCAAAATTGCAATGCTTTTCCTGCAAATGTCTTATTAGGCAAGTTTGAATAGCTATCTCGATTAAGTCGAGCCATTACGATTTCATTCGGCGTATTGCCTACTTTGACCAGTGACTGAAGAAGACTTCCTACAGTTGCTCGAACTCTAAAATATTGAGATGCTAATGATCCATCAATGTCAGTCCATGTCCATTGGCCCGCCGATGCATCAGGATTGGTCACAGTCTTCACTGTTGTCCAAGTAATGTTATCAGGTCATGTCTCAAAGACATAGCTTGTAGAGGTTCCTGACCAAAGAACGCCTACAGTTGTGACTTGCTCAGATGTCGAGAAATTAAACGTAACTCTATCAGCAGCTGTTGTTGTCGTCGCTGTCAGATACTGAATAGTTCTAAAGTTTGTGTTCAGAAGATCATTGACACCTTTTGTCTGAGTGCCATATGGAACAGGAACAGCTGCTTGATTGACATACAGAGGTAGTATCAGCTTGTCAATACACCAAAGCTGCAACCCTCTATTTGCTAAAGACGAGAGAAGAAGATAAAGATTGTCTTGAGCAACTTCTAGCTGTTCTGCGCCAACAGCTTCAGGAAAGACTTTACATTTTCGAAAAGCATGGTCTATGACTTTTCGAGTATTGAAGATTGTTTGAGAGACTTCTCCAGAAACTGCCACTTTAACCTCCTAAGAGTCGCAGCTCGCTGGAATAGCGATCTCGATTGACTTAATTATATCTTTGAACTAGCAAATTTTAGCATTTCGATTATGCACAGGCACACCCCCTTTTTTCAGCTTAGTCAGTGGTTTACCTGGGTGCATAGATTTTTCATGCTTATGAATCATCTTTTTGACCATTGGCTTGTCTTTGGCAATGTCTTCGTGATTAGCCGAACCACCTTTTTTCATGCCATAACGTTTCATGTTTTCTGTTGCAGATTCACCACTACGATCAGTAGCACGATCATACATCTCACGCATTGCGCTTAATGGGTTCATCGCTTCATCAAGCATACGTTTATGCACAGGCTGTTCTTTTTCAGCTTGTCGCATTTTTCTATCCATCTCTTGTTCTTTTGCCATTTGAAGCATTTCACGCTCACGCTCTGTCATTGCTGCACCAGGTTTTCTTAGTGCATTTTGCACTGCAGGTGCAGCAGGTCGTCGCTGAGGTGGAGCAATTTCTTTAGCGCGCGCTTTGTCTTTCATCATAGACAGTGGAGTCACAGAACCACCACCTTCATAGCCTTTTCCTGCTGCGTCTTTAAAGTCTTGCGCAGTAGGTGCGCCTTTTGAGCCTGGCTTTCTCATTCGTTCACCAGAGCCTTCTTTAATTCTCTCTCGTTTGGCGTGAATATTGTCCCACAAGCCTGTTTTTCCGCCTTCTTTGTAGCCTGCAGCTTTCTTTTCAGAAAGTGCAATTGCCATTGCCTGCTTAGGGTTTTTCACTACAGGGCCTTTTTTAGAACCTGAGTGCAAGTCACCAGCTTTAAATTCGCCCATGACTTTAGCAACTTTTGCTTGACCTTTTGTCTGGCCGCCTTTTGCATAGCCTTTAGAAGTAGACTTTGCAGGAGACTTAGCGAACTTAAATTCACCGTAATGAGGGTTTCCCATGCGATTCTCCTTAACAATCCCATTTACGCAAAGCTTTATTAATCCTTGAATCAGGATCACGTGCAGTCTTTGCCGATGTTAATTTAGACTTCATTCCGCCCATTCTTGCACAAAATGATTTACGACGACCAGCATCAGACGGGCTTTTAGCTGCTTGTTCTTTAGATACAGGTGGTTTTAAGTTACCGCCTGTTGCTCTATTATAAGCATCTCTACCTGCTTGTGAAAGGCCACCTTCAGGGTTTTTGTGTTTGGCTGTAAGTTTAACATTACCGCCTTTTGCAAAATGCCAACCTTTAGTGATTGCCATTATTATGACTCCCATGAACCAATTGACGTATTAGACACAACAGGCCCAATTGGGTAGATCATCATATATGCACCTTGGAAAATTGTTGTTGTACCACCTGCAACAGGGAAACCAATAGTAGGTATAACATAAGTACAAGCCGTCAATGTGTCAATCTGACCTTGTATTTGTAGTAAGTTTGTGTAGTTACCTGCACCTGCGCCTGTAACACCAGTCACAGTCACTTGAGTACTGAACCCTGATGTGACAAAGTTAGAAATGATGTTTTGCGTATTAGCAGTAATACTTGTTAAGTTACTTGAAAATGCTGCATTAGAGTTAAATGATATCACTCTATAGTAATGTGCAGATAGCGTGCCTGTTTGGTTAGTTAGCGCATATGCAACCGACGTACTAGCTAGTGCACTATGAGAAATTGCAAAATAAATCTCATACATGTATCTAGTATTTGCACCTAGTCGCAACCCTACTGATGTTGTTCCATTTCCAAAAATTGGAAAATGAAAAATCACTGTAACAGTAGTACCTGTTGTTGACGGTGTAATAGGTGTACCACCTTGTGTTGCAGAAATAGTGAATGTTGTTGCAGTTAGCCAGTTGACCCAGTAAGGTTGACCAAGCGTAATGCCTGTAGGTGCAACTGCTGCACTAAAAATCGCTAAAGCGCCTGTGTTACCAATAGCAGTACCGGGTACTGTAGTACAAGTCAAAGTTGATGAGCCTGCTGTCACAGTTACAGCTTGTGCCGTGTTTGCTGCATTCGGTCCTGCACGTGAGCCTGCAGTATTGATGTAAACTTGACGTGTATTGACAGCACCCCGTTCAATGCCTTGAGGTGTAAAATACAGACCTTGGTTATTAAAGTCAAATGCACCTGCTTGTGCAGTTGTTAACAGCGTAGGTGCTGTAGTATCAAACTGAAATGGTGAAATTGTTAGGCTATTTGTTGCAACTTCAAGTCTAGATGCTGCTGTAGGTGCAGTTCCTGCGCCAATAAAATCAAACGGTATTGTTGGTGTTATTAGTGCACTACCAACTCTAAGTTTTTCAGATAGTGTACCTGCTGTCATTGTTCTGAAAACTAAGTCAAAGTTTTCAGAACCTGCGCCTACTGACGTAGATACTGACTGAATGTTTGAGCCAATTCTATTTGCACCTACTTGCGCTTCTGTTTCAAAATCAAGACCTGTACCAATACCTGCAGCAGGAGTTAAAGACGATGTTGTTCGAGTAAGTCTTCCAACTGAAATAACTGTATTATCTGTTGCATCATCTGACACAACATGCAATGCTGCTTGTGGTGTTGAAGTATTAATGCCAACACGATCTGTGCTTGTTACTCTTACAACTTCGGTAAGAACACCACCGCCTCGTGTTGCAATAGCAAAGTCATAATTTTCGTTGCTAGCAACTAAGCCTGTTGCAACAGTATAAACAGATGCGCCAATTGCATCGACATTAAGCTGTGCTTCAGTAATAAAGTCAAGTGCAGCACCAATACCTACAGCAGGTACGCCAACGCCTGATACTGTTCGAGAAACTCTTGCAACAGACAAAATTGAATTTGTTGATGCATCTTCAAGTACTGCATCAATCGTTGCACTTGGTGTTGAAGTTCCAATACCTAGACGTTTTGTGCTAGTAAGTCGTGCAACTTCTTGATTTGTAGAGCCTGAAATTGCATTTTGGAAAACTAGATCAAAGCTTTCTAACCCTGCAGTAGTATTTGTTGCAACTGCCGCAATTCTTGCAGCATCTGTAATTGTTGAAATTCCTGTAGATGTTCTAAATTGAACACCTACGCCAACACCTGTGCCAGGAGTAGCTGTTGTATGCGTAACGGCAAGACCTGTTGATATTGATGAACCACTTGTGTCAACAATAGTTGCATCTACAGGCGCAACAGGCGTTATTGTATTTACGCCAAAGAAGCCATCACCTGTAAGTCTTGCTTTTTCTCCAAGAGTACCGTTTAGTGTAGTTCTAAAAGATAGTACAAAGTCTTCTTGTGTTGCAGTAACATCAGTTGCAATTGATGCAATTGATGACCCAGTAATTACATAGCCCGGAGAAACTTCAGTATTTAGTGCAATACCTGTACCGATACCGACTGCAGGTGTACCTGTGACAGTATGTATGAATGTTGCAGCAATTGATACGCCATTCAAGTTTGAATCATTAATGTCAAACGATGGCGTTGAATTTATGTATGTTCTAATTTGTGAAGCAGTAAGTTTTACAGATGTTGCAGATTGCACTGCTTCAAATTGTTCAAGACCTGTTAGCGTTGTACCAGGTGGTAGCTGCGGAATTGTAATGTAAGCCATTATGCCACCTGGTTCATTGTAGCAATAATCGATGGTACAGCAGGGTATGCGGGTGTAATACTAGCAGGCAACGTCTCAATTGTCACGTTTAAGCTGCTCGGCAACCAGATAAGCTCTACATATTCTGTTGCATTTAAGTCAAGAAAATAATTCCACGCAGCTATTGCATAACCAAAGACTCCTGCACTTTTTCTTGCTGGTACAGTAACAACTGTTGCCGTATTTGATAAATCAACTCCGCCTTTTCTTACCCAAATAATCGCATCATGCTGCACATTGTCTATGTTCTTTAGTTGCGCACTAAATTGCAAATTGTAGATACCATCATTAGGTACTGTGATCTGCGTATTCGATACTAATGTAATACCACCAGTAAGATCAATTGTATTAAAAGCAAATGCTGTGCCTGCTGTTGTACTGCCTGTTTGGTCTGTTAGATCACTCCAAGCACCGTATGCAGCATCATATGCAACAATGTCGTCAAGAGTTGCTTTAACGTTCACACCCCCTTGAACAAGAGGAACAAGCTCAGTACCGTCTAAAGTACTTGCATCTGGCATCGCCGAGATTTTTGTATCAGCCATTAGCCAACCTCCAATTGTATTTTGCCACTAGTTTCCATAAGAAACACGCCTGTGGTTTCCATTGCAATATAGCCATATGCCACAGGTGCTGCGCCGCCATAAAGATCAACTACACCACTTGCGCCTGTGTACTCACCAAACGTTGCAGATGATGTCACATTTTTTGCAACAACGCCTTCAGCAAACCCATCTGTAGTATTTGCTTGATCTGCAACACCTGAGTAACCGACATATGACATTACTGAATACCAGCTTGAATTACCGTAGCTTGAACAGTACCAGTGCCTGCTACAACCAGCTTAATTGCAGTAACTGGAAATGCATAGTTTCCATCAGCATTTGCAGCTAATCCATTTAAAGTCGGGTGGTCGTACCATGTAGCAGTACTTGGGTCAAAATTTGATGCAAACACGTCATCAAATGTGTGCTGAATAGTGTATGTAGGCGATCCATCAGTAATGTCACAGCCAATGCCTACATTAAATGGGCTAGTATTCAAATTCATGACACATAGATCGCTTGACCCTGTGTCTGTTTGAGAAACAACCATGCGTCTCATAGTGTGCTCCTAAAAAGAAGGGGAGTCACCTCCCCTTCTATTACTTCATTGCGTAAACTACAGTGCACTGATAAATACCTTGTGTAGTCAAAATTGTACCATCTGGGTCAATCGTGAACACCACATTAGTATTTGTGCTAACATTTGACATAGCAAGCAATTGAGCTGCCGTAAATGCTAGCGCAGCACGACCACCACCGATCACATCAGTTGCCGACAAATACTGCGTGCCAGCTGCCACAGTACCAATCGTCAAGTTGATTGCAGTTGCAGTACCTGCACCCACAGATTCATTTTGAGTCTGGTCAACATAAAATGCCAGAATCTGTGAATTTGCAGGAATGGTAATGGTCGAACTTACAGCAGCGCCTGAGTTGGTTGTAATCGACGTAGTTTGCATTAGCACTGCATAACCACCATTAGTGGCTTCAGTCAGTGCATCACCAGCTACGAGCGTCGAACCAAAGTAAGTGTGGCTTAGACTAGGTGTAGACATTCCGTTCTCCTTTGAAGAACTTGAGGGCCGAAGCCCTCAAGAAGTTAGACACCCGACGTGCCATAGAGGCAACGAGGATCGGTCCAGCCCGGAATGTAACGCTCAGTAGCCTTGTAACGCATGGAGTCGGTTTCAAAATCACCTTCCATGGACTTCTCAAGCTTACGACGCATCATCAACTGCAAACCAACTTTCACGTCAGTTGACACCCACCATGCAGTGGTCGAAGTCAGACGAGAGAGGTTAGCTTGACCACCACCGAGCATGCCCATCGATTTGATTGGGTTGATGTCGTTGTTGGCGTTGCCTGTACGCAGAACCGACTTCAGCAGAACTTCTGCTTGGAAGACGTTCGACGGGCTGACAACCAGCTTTTCAGGAGTAAGACGAATACGCTTACCGTTGTTGTCCACCGCATTACGAATCTGAATCAGCATCTGTTCCAGAGAAGTTTGCGATAGAGCAGCGGCAGTCGTCAGTTGGTTTGAGAACGTACCATTTGCAATCGGGTGAGCAGTGTTGATCAGCGAAACACCATCACCACCTGCATAAGCACCACCAGTGAACGAACGATTCAGAATGTTCGCGCACAGAGTTTCTTTGGTTTCAATCAGCGATTGAGCCAAGTGCTTAGCATAGGTTTGACCAATTGCAATGTGGTCACCGTCTTCAACCAGGACTTTGGTCAGAGCAAAAGCCAGACCGTAAACCTTATAGACATAACGTGCATTAAACAGCACGCCGCCGGATTGATAGGTTACCGGTTGACCATCAGGAAGTTCCGGTGCGGCAGGGAAACCGTACAGGACAGGCTCTTCATGATAGTTGCGCGGAATACCTTGCCGCTCATTGAACACTTGCTTCCATTCATCTGCACGTTGCTCATACAGACCATCAAACTCTTCGTTCAGAATCGGTTCAACGATCGAACGGAAGTCAGTGGAACGCATTGGCACAGCGCACATGATAAGACCATGCTTGACCATTGAGTCAAACAAGGCATCATGAAGCTTATAACCAAGACTCTTGAAAAAGCCGCTAACTTTTGACAGGGCGGCAGAAATAAATTTATTCATGTCGCTCTCCTTAGTAAGCAGCTCTAGTTGCTACATTTTGGTGGTCAGAAATTTCAACTTGGCAAATAACATAGTTATCACCCCAGTTGTTGTCAGGTCCAGGCGTAATGCCGATAAGACGCATCTGAGCATTTGCAGCAGATGATGCAACATCCAACATCACAGCACTGAGACCAGTAGTTGTAGAACCAGCAGTAACAGTAGTGAAGTCAAATTGCTCACCAATATTGTCTACGTCAACAGCCGCATTGGACTGAATTTGATAGACAATGTACGGATCAAGCGTAATGTATGCAACAATGTCAGTGCCAATATTATTGGCAATCCATTTGTTAGACACACGACGGCGACCGTCAGAATCAGTGAACTCAACACCCATGAAGGTACCGACAAATGCATCGCCAATCGAAGCAGGAGCCACAACACCAGCCGAGATCTTTACCGGCTGATACTGAAGAAGCGTAGTGCTACAATTGTCGGGCAATGTCATCGCTTCAGGGCGAACGTAACCACTCGAGTGGTAAATCGGCTGAAGGCCGAAAGGTGCGCTAGAAGAAGACATAATATTTCCTTAAAAATATGTCATTGTCATTCTACGCAACTTACTCATACATAGTAGGCCGCGCAGAGCTATTGCGCAAGCTTGCCATGCCATCACCCTCGATTAGTTGACCACCAGAGCGTTCAGCTTGTTCACGCAATGCTTCTGTCATTCCTACAAGCTTCTCATCTTCTCTATTTGGTGCATGGAAGTGAGCTTCTTGCATGAATGCTTGGTACAGACGCATTGGTAGCTTAAACGCAACCATTTCATTGACACCAATCAACCCTGCGTATTCACCCGTTTTTAGCGTTGCATATTCCCATCCCGGAACATCGGCTGGAGTAATAGGCTCATACCCAAGTCGAATTCTCGACTGAATAGAGTCTCGAGGGTTCGTTGTTGTCAACCAACATGTGTGGTATCCATCAAGTTTAGGCAAGTCAGGCAGCGCGCTTTGAAACAATTGCTGCCCAAACATTTCAACTCGCTCATCATCAGTCATCACGCGATCTTCTTGGACTTTGCGGTCTTGCATGTCCCTGGCAACGCGGGCTGGATCTGCGGTTCGTTTCAGACGTTCATCACTCATTTCTCACTCCTTTCAGCGAGCAGAATTATTTTCACGATCCCACTTAGCATACGCTTTCAAATAACGTTGCCTTGCAGCAGGATCTTCCCATACACCGGCATCGATCATTGCTTGTTTGCGCTCCGGTGAGATATAGACTTCATTTCGACCTGTTCGAGAACTGTCACTACGACCTGAGCCAACAGGCGGGCCGCCATAAGATGATTTTCTCCGAGTTATACCTGCAGCTTCCACTCGTCTATCCAGTTCTCGCCAGTATTCGAGGCTGTTCGGATTATAACCCTCACTTGCAAGCGTTTTGTCAATTTCGAGAACTTTTTTAGATTTCTCATCGCTTGTGTTTGGGTCATACCATGAGTTCATCTTAACCCAGTCAGCTGCTAATTTAACAGCTAAATTTTCAGCGTGTGGCGCTTTAGAAGCATCGGCAGGCTTTGGGTTAAGATTTTGATTTGCTCTTGATTCAATTTGCTGCTTGTAAGTTTGTAACTGATTTGCTTTAGCCATTGCTTCATCACGAATCCGCATGGCTTTGGCGACATCAGCACCGTTACCTGCTTCAACTGCTTCTGCAATAATGTGTTCAGCTGCTCTTACTTCTTCTAAAGCATCTTGAATTCTAGATGTGATTGTTGCAACATTAGTTGAATGTGTAAATTTCTCTACATTCTGCACACGACGCATCAAATCTTCATTTTGCTGACGCAAAAAGTTTAGCTCTGCTTTGTCACGTTCTATTGCTGCTTTACGCCTTTGTGCACGCTCAGCTTTTTCTTCACGGCGTTTACGGCGTATTTCTTCACGATCTTCATTATCAGCATCAAGACGAGAATCTTCTTGTTCATCATCGTCATCATGCGATGCTTCTACTTTTTCATCTTCTTGTTGCTGTTCTTCAACGGCAACATATTGTTCTTTGTCATCATCACCATCATCTTCAGACAATGTATCAGTTTTCTTGTTCATGTATCAGCTCCTTTCAGCTGTTAGATAAAAGCACGCATTTTAAGAGGGTCACCAGTGATTTCACCTCGAATATCCAAGTCATTAAACATGACAAATTCGACTTCTTCACCGTTAAGATCTACTGACCACCGATCACCACCGTACTTAGGCACACGTACAAATGTACCTACTGAGCACCATGCACCTTCAGGCCATGACTGCATAGTGTTACGGTTTTTGTAAGCAAGTGGCCCGATTGCTACAACACGAGACACTTGTGTATTACTAGACTCAGTTTTGCGTGCTTCTTCAGGTATATACACACCACCTTTAGTTTGAGACTTAGCACGGCGTATTTGCACAATGATGCTAGAACCGTAAGGCTTTACACCACAGTCAACAGAAGGAAATGCATCCTCAATTGACTCATACGACATTTCCATCGGTTTTTCAAGTAGCATTCTCTTCTCCTAAATGCTGTTAAAGTAAATCATCATGCTTGTCTTGATCTTTTAGTATTGCTTCAATCAAGTCAAGCGCTTTTTGCAAACCGGCATAGTACCCGATTCTCTGACCGTACATGTACTGCACGTTGACATCAGGTGATGGTGGTTGCTCTAAAGCAGCTTTGGCAACTATTGTTTGTTGCTCTTTTAGTCTACCGATTATCTTGTTGATCACATGCCGCCTTTTTGCGTTTTAGCTTCAAAGGATTTCATGCGAGTCAGATTCTTAGCATCACCACTAGGAATCGGTGCTTTTGGCGCAGGGTCTTTGCCACTACCCTGTACAGTCTTAGGGTAGCCTTTGCCCATTGCCATTGCTTTATGCAGATTTAGTGCTTCCATGTTTCACCTCACGGGTTAGGGTTAATGCCATGTCCAGTAGATAGTGCAATACGTTCACCGGACTCTACTTCCAAGTCTGCCAATTGCTTAGCAGTCTGGTTGTCTTCTGCGTTCATGCGTAGCTTAGCTTCAATCTCCATCTGCGCTTTAGTAAGAGCAGCTTGTTCACGCATTTTCTCACGTTCAAGTTCAGCTTGCAAACGACTGATTTCAGACTGAATGCGCTGTGCTGCTGTTTGTTGCTGCATTTGCATCTTCTGTGTTTCGATTTGCAATTTTGCTTGGTCTGCATTTGCTTTGCGCTCAATCTCAGCTTGCATGAGACTTGATGATGGATCTTGAGGCATCGGAGGTTTAAATGATTGCAGAAGCTGAATTGCTTGTTCAACAATTTGTGGTATTGAGCCAAGTGTTTGTTGTGCTTGCTGATTTACTGTCTGACTTGCAGCTGCAAGCATCTTGTCAAATTCTTGCTTTTCTTCCATGTTTGCATCTTTTTGCAGCTTACCGATGTCTTCACCAGCCGCTTCTGATGCTACATCGACCACTTGTGACACATACCACAACACAAGATGCTCTTTAATATGGTCAAGCAGCATAGGCAGTGCTTCAGAACCAACAAGACGTGATGCACCGAACACAGGATTTAGCATAAAGTCAAGGTGCACTTGCAAATGTGCCAAGTGTTCTTGGTTCGGAAATGCCGCAATAGGTCGCCGAATCGTTGCCGCCAAGTTTTCATTGACTGCATTCATTTCTTGTACTTCAGGCTTAGGCACCAACAAATCTTCAAAATCAGGTACTTTCAACTGACGCAAAAACATCTCTTCTACCTTGTAAGGGTCATAGAGACCTGGTTTCGCGTCAGATCGCTGCATAACAGCCATCACCTGAGCAAAACGTTGTGTGTCAGTTGAAATATTTGGGTCACTTACAGGCATCACATTGACCGGACCTTCAAAGTCAGAGCGGTATGCTAATAGTTCGCCTGTTTCGTCATAGATTTCCTCTTCATCGAGGTACATCTTATTGATGCGGTACAAGAGTTCAAGCACTCGGCCCATTGCATCATGTATGCGAGCATGAATTGCATTGAATACCACCATGCCTTGCTCAATGCGTGCTAGCGTTGTGCCTACTGGTACATTAGCATTTGAGTCAGCAAGATCTTCAAAGGTGGTTCTTACTACAGCATCAGCAGACTCAATCAAAAAGCCAAGCAGTTGGAACAACACCGCACTTGGCGGATTAAATGGCAAAGGCATCAGCACTTTGCGTATATCGTCTTGGCCGAATGAACCTTCAATCTCATGCACTTCGGTAGGATCAATGCGCTCTGTTTGGCCGCCTGCACCACCTTTCATCTTGACAAGGCCGGGGAAGTTGTTGATGTGTGCAGAATCCAGCAATGCACGTAGTGAGCCAGTAGCCGATGCACTTAAGCCACCGATCATATGAATGAAACCAATTGGATAAGCACCGCGCCATGGAATCATGGGGAACTCAACCATCCAGTTCATCTCATCTTGTAGCTCATCGTCTTCTTCCCAGTTACGGTAGATCGACAATACTTTTTGTGAGCTTTTATCGATGCTTATGATGTAAGGTGATGTTTCGCCTTCAATGTCGTAATAGACACATGTTTCAAACACAACACGCAAACCATCGGCATTGTAGGTGTCAGCTGATCGGCCCTCAATCTTGTCATTTGCACGTTCAGCTTTGGTTGTTTCAGGCGTAATCGCAGCAACTGGCAAATCAACATCACGGTACATGCCTGACTTGACACGGCGCTGATACTCTAGCTTTGTGATGTATTGCACATGTGTTTTGCGCTCTGCACTGTAAAAATTAGTTGCTGCAAATGGCAATAGCACATCATCCATTGATACAAACAAAGGAATCGGCTTCTTGCGTTGGCGATCCCATGTTATCTTCAGATACTGTGCACCAGCAAGAGGTACTTGTGTTGATAGTTGCTCAAGTTCGGCGCGGAACTCTTTCATTTGGCGCGTCATTTGCCAGTTCATGAACTTACAAATGCGCTGTGACTTTTCAAACTTTTCTTTGGTTGGTGTACCGATCATACGCTCTTTAGCTGGTCCTGAAATCGGAAAGACTTCTTTCATGACACGTGAACTAAAGTCAACGCATGCTTTAGTTAGCATTGGGTGAACAACTCTTGATGCACCTGTAAAAGCGGCGCCACCTGGCGCATCGTCACCAAGACCAGTACGTCTTAGACCTTCTTCATACTGTTCATCGCGTCGTTTACGTGACTCTTTATCTTTTTCGATAAGGTCACATAGACTAGACCCAATAACTTGTAGCTCACTTTCAGGCAGTGTTTCAGCTAAGTTAGCATAAAACTCACTTTCGCCTATTGTAGGTGAATCATCGATCTTGACAATGGCACCACCGTCTTCGGTGTCTTGGACATCGCTCTCAGTGTCCTCATACTCCATCATCTCATCTAGTTCTTCGTCTCTTTCGTTTGCCATGTTTCGTTACGCCGCATAAGGGTTAATCAATGCTTTTGGTCGACGAGGTATGTCTTCCTTCAACGGCATTGTAGCCGAAAGCATGTTCTTGTCGCTAATCAAACGAATTGCTTGTGTTGCTGAATCCATCAGGTCATCATGTTTAATCGACTTTTCACCAGTAAAGCTACACAGCTGACTGATCAAAGGCTCGGCCCATGTCTTTGGCTGCCCTGCACGTTTCTCAGATTCTACAACCCAAATGTACCCATGTAAAAACAAATGAGACACGGCATGAAGTCGAGTAAGCTTATCGGCTCGGCCCGGATTGTACGGATAAGCAATGATGCCTTCACGAGCTAGAGTTTGCCGTAAGCTGATGCCTGATCCTTTGTCCTCAATCAAGCACAGATCTGATTTACGACCTACAAGGTACGATGATTTAGGCCCAACAAGCGGCTTGATCATTGGCACTTGGTCACCATCACCATATTGTACTCGCATTTCTTCTTTGACACGTTCGATCAAGTCCGGTAAACCGAGTCGCTCTTGCCAGCAATCAAGCAACAAAATGGCAGGCTTGTTCTCATGTCTAAACAGACCCCAGACACTGCAAGCAGAGTAATCAGGGTCTCCCTTCTTGCGATCACGAGTCTCTTCAGTGAATGCTGTATCAAGTGATGTGACGATGTACTCGAACTGAGGCAATGGCTTATCGGCAGGCCAGAGTCGAATCCAATCACGCTTGATGATGCCAGATTCTTCGGGGTTCAGTATCTCAGCATGAATCTCTTGGCGCCCGATCTTGGTGCCTTCGTATTGAAGAATCTGCTCTTTGAACTTTGGTGCCAGGTTCTGTATGTTTGCATACGTCGATGCCATCGTTACAGCGACATCCTTGCCTTTGCGCTTGGACAAGTCTACGATCAATGGTTTTGGTCGTGGTGTTGTGGTACATAGCACTTGCGGGTTCTTGCCAAGGCGCATGCCAAACTGAATCATGTCCCACGACTCTTCGAGGTAATCCCAGGCAGCCAACTCGTCTAACCAGCCACCATGAAACTGTGGACCACGAAAGCGTTCAGGTTCAGATGCCGGAATGCCTTTGATGATTGAACCGTTGATGAGTGTGAGTTGATGTAGCGATATTGAATAGTTCTCGATGATTTCACGAGGCATCACATTCAACAACCCCGAATCACCCTCAAAGCACACATCACGAACATCACCAGACGTTGGGCCTGACACTAACCACCGTGTGTTTGGTTTACTCCATGCATTCCACCAAGTTGCTTCGGCGGCCGATCGAGTCTTTCCGGCACCACGACCAGCAAGCAACAACCACGTTGCCCACCAATCACCTTTTGGCGGAAGCTGATGCTGTATTGCGATTGTGAGCCATTTGATGCGCGCTTTGATCGCGGCTTTGTAAGGCGCCGGAAGTTGATTGAGATCCGGTCCGTTTTTGATTCGTTCCGCTAACTCATTTGCTAGTGTCTGATTTATCATCATTTTGCCGTGCTGCTAGCAGATCATCGACAAGCGATTGTGAAAAGTCGTGCAAGACATCGACTTGAATCGGTTTATCGTTTTTGCCAGTCACTTCGACTTTAGAATTTTCGCGATATTTAGCGGGGAACCGAGCCGCCATGCTTCGAGACCACAGACCTGTGTTGAGCTTAGCACTTTGCGGAGCCTCTACGATGTACTGTGAACCTAGATCTTCCCAGTATGCCAATTCATATTGCTTTGCAAGCTCCATGGCTTCCATAAACTCCTGATGAGTCTCAGCCCATAACAGAAGTGTTTTGTAATGAAAGCCCAGTGCTGAGCTGATCTGCTCAACGCTCTTTCCTTGACGGCCTAGCTCTACAACCTTATCGCATAATGCTGGGTCGTATTTGCTAGGACGCCCGATCTTTTTTGGTGTGTCATCGCTCATATGCGGATTCTACTCTCATCTAAAAAATTTTGAACAACATTTCTATTTGATAAATACAGATGAAAGTTACATCTAAAGTTACAACTAACCAGAAAACTATTATACAGCATGTATATCTATCTATTCATATAATAGTTTCTTAATTAAGTAACTTATGTAACTTTGTAACTAATAGGAAAAACAATGTTCAAGATCAAACACTTAGAAGCAAAAATAAAGTTACAAGTAAAGTTACAAGTAAACAAAGCAGCGGTAACTAGTTGCCTAAAGTATACTCTTTTGGGCTATCTCGTTCATGATTGCATCCTCCGTTTTCTTAGCTAAGTCGGTTAGCGCCCCATGGTTACAAAGTTCAGCCTTGGCACCTGTAACCCTAAAAATGGTATATCGCGACGTTTTGCCATGCACTTTGATCACTTTTTGTGGTTCTATCTCGCCGTAGCCAAGTAACGCCTTGCGGATATACTGAGCTCTCGGCCTGCTGTCATGGCCCCAAGTTTCACAGAGCGTCTCAAGTTGTGCGGTGGTAAACGCGCCCATGCCATCGCAATGTGCCACGAGCCAGTCACTTAGTTCTTGCGCAAATGCTTGGAGCGGTGTTTTGCTTGCATCAATCGCTGTTTGACGATACTTAGTATCAGGGGCAGGAGCCGATGGATCAAATTTCGATATGT